AGTCGTGCTTTGATCTCAGAGTTTGTGTATTTCTTCATTGGTCGCACCTTGTGGCTGTTGGTTTAGTTTCGCAGGTGTGTCGAGTGCGGTCGCTACACCCTGTAACGACAAACATCAAGACGACGGCGAGAGCTGCGATCACGGCGAGAGTTTTCATGTTGTCAAATTGTTAATGTTGTAGACGCTATTAATGACCCATGCTTCGTATTCTTCATCAGTCATGAGGCGTTCGGTGTCGTCTACTTGAATGTAGACGGAGTCTTGTGGGTAAAGGGCTTTGTATTCGTCAATCGTCATGATTAGTTCCTTATTCCGTAAACACGAATAGTGCCACCAGTCAAAGTGCCTGCACTTGGTGACAACACAAATTGGCTAAAAGTAGAAGTTGAATCGTAATAACCGCCGTGAGTCACCATGTTTCCACCAGAACATTGACCCCAAATGCTTTTGCGGACAGCAGTCATTGGGTTAGCAACATTGACCACCCAAGACGAAACGCCAGCGGTAGTCGTTGATGATCGAGTCACAAGTAGCCGACCAAGGTTGGATGTTCCTTGAGCAGTTGCTGCTCCTGCGGTGTCAATAAATTGGGCGGCACCGTAATAGCCAGTTGTGTGGGCGGAACTGAATTGAAACACTCCCCAAACGAGCGTTGTGTTAAATGTACCGCCTGTAACGACAATTTGGTAGGCGTCGTAGTCAGTTGAAAAAGCACCTGTAACGGTCACGCTAGACACGGCCGTACCGATCGTCTGTGTCTTGACAAGCCACAAGCCGACAGCGTTCATTTCGGCAGCTGTGAGAACATCACCAGAGTTAAAAGTGGGGTAAGTCATAATGCTCCTTTACCAGCCAAGTCGACTGGTATCTAAAATACCATTTACTGAATCATCAAGAATAAAAGCAGACCAGTTGTACCAAGGCTTCGTCCTGAATGTAACGATCATGTCCTCCGGTGTACCTGAGATCGTTCGGCCTGTTATCACATTCTGTGTTGTCACTGTTGTCGCTGTGCCGACAGGATTGTACTTGAGCTCTAAGCGTTCCCAGATACCAGTCAACATGTCGATCATCTTGAAAAAAGCCTCTTTGGGATCAAATGTAAGTATCGGCTTTATTTGTGACAGTTTGATCGTCAGACCGGTTGGGACATATTCAAGTGTGTTGTATCGGCTGCCAAGTGCGCCAGTCAAGTAGGTCTGCCCTGAGGTAATCAAAAAGACTTGAGGCCATGCAATGACCTTTGTGCCGTAGGTCGTCGTGCTTGCGTCGTTAGCGACAAAGGTGACTCCACCGCTTGTGGCTGTCGTTTGTGCTCCAGTCGCAAAGTCGGCTCTGTTGTATGACGCACTAAGAGTCTGGAATGGGATTGAGCTTGAGTTTGGTGTGATGTCCGAACCGTACACATAGTAAGGGCCGTTACGATCAAACTTGCTCCGTAGTGGCGTGTAGTAGAGAACGATTGATTGGTAAGTCGTGGCAGAGCCAGCAAGTGTTGAGTAAACGGGCCACGAGATCGCTGCGGACGATGGCAAGTGTCGAGTGCTGATTAGGTCTGACACTCCGCCGGCGGTCGGTGTCCCTGAGACTGTTTCAATTGTTCCGTCGTTGTCGCCTATGGACTCAAAGATTCCTGTCGCTGTTCCGCCTAATGTTGGGAATTGCACGTTAGTTAGGACTTGAGCGATCTTGGTGGGCATTGTTTCAAGTGATGTGATGCCGACGATATCGGTGCGTGTTGGGGATGAGAAAGTGAACGCATCAACACATGTAAAAGATGCTTTCGAGTCTTTGTACCCAGAGTCAATAGTGAAGTCGGTACAGATGCCCTCAAAGAGGTAGTAGGTGGAGGCGGTTCCGTCGTCATAGGTAAAATAGAGGAGGAACTTCGCTCCGAACCAGTTAGTCGTGGAAAATGTGCCTCCGCCACTTGGCGTGAACTCGTTCAAGAAATTCTTCATCGTGAACGATGCTGTCGCTGTTCCCATCGTGTAGATACCAGCGTCCAGATCTGTCGTGTACGACAGCATGTAAGAACTCAGATCAACTGTAGAACCTGTCGCCAATTTGACTGACAACGTCGTCGTATAAGTGATCGGGCTTGCCATATTAGCCTCGGAACGCAGTCGGATTTACACTGATCGGTAACGCTCCACGATCACGAATGTACTGCTGAAGAGCTGCGACAACAGCGTTCGGATCAGCACTTGAGACATTGACCGTGATCTGATTACCCATACCCATTCCGCCGGCACGACTAAGCGGTATCACTGCTTCTGGGCCGCGCTCACCGATCATTGCCAATGTTGGACTGGTGACTATGCCACCTTCGGCCAACATGGGGATATCTGGCACGTCGAATCCCTTGCCACCAATAACAGGAACCCATGATGGAACAGTAAAAGACAGTTTGCCTATGGTGCTATTCCACAGTCCTGCAACAGCTCTAAACGCTGCTTTAAACGGTGCAGAAATGACGTCAGCAACAAACCCCATGGTGGCTTTTATGGCGGAATAGATCAGGCTGAACACGTTCATAATGTCATCTTTGAACTTGACGATTGCAAGAATTGCTAAACCAAACGGGCCTGTAATGACTGCGAGAATTAACGGCCAATTGTTTTTGACCCAATCAAAAACGCCTTTAATAGCGCCCCAAACGGCACCGAAAGCGGCGCCAACAACTCTGATGACACCGTCAAAGATTCCGAATTCTTTTTGCAATAAAACAAGGATTGCAATAACAGCAACAATGGCGGCGCCAATTAAAAAGATCGGGTTCGCCAACATGATCGCATTGAACGCAGCTTGAATTGCAGCAAATGCTTTTGTCGTTGCAGCCCATGCTGTCGTCGCAGCATTCACAGCGACAATTGCAATAGCGAGACCGCCAACGACACCACCCAAAACGACTACTAGAGTTGTGTTGTTTTTGACAAAGTCTGCAAGTTTGAGCAGTGACGGTAAGAGTTTGTCGGCGAGTGGTGCGACAGCTGCGCCGATTGACTCCTTGAACTCGCCCATTTGAATTGACAAGTTCTTCATCTTGCCTGAGGTCGTGTTTGCAGCAGTTGAGGCTTGATTCTTAAAAGTGCCAGCAAGACGACCGAACACTTCGTCGGCGTCAGCGCCTTCTTCAATGAGCGAAGCCAGTGCTGGATCTAGTTTTTTGAGGGCTGTGAAGTTGCCGTTGTAAGCCTTGGAAAGTGCATCTGAGACACTGCCCAAATCTTTCCCAGTTCCCGCGGATATGTCGAGTGCGAGAGTGAGCAGATCTTGAGCTTGGGTTACATCGCCAGTGCCTCGCACCAGTTTGTCAAGTGCCGGGCGAAGTTCGTCGTCGGCGACAGCTGCGGCCATAGAAGTCTTGGTGATGAACTGCTCCACGGATGCGATCTGGGCGTCGGTTGCGTAAGTGACGTTCTGAAGTGTTAAACCAAGTTTTTCGGCTGCGGCTTCATCTTCGGCGAACGCTTTGACAGCATCAAAAGCGACAGCGCCAAGAGCTGCGATAGCGAGCCCTGCAGGGACCGCCGCTTTCTTAATTGCAAACGCTGCTTTTTGTCCGTTGGTCTCAAGCTTTTTAAAGTCGGCAATCGCTTTATCTATGCCCTTGGGATTCCACTCGGAAATGATTGGGAGGTTGATTGCCATCAGTTGAACTCTCTTTGTGCATCAACCATGAACTGGTCAATGATCGGCTTCAAAGCTCGTTCAGTTTCGGCGACCATCTGATCTATGTCTTTCCACATATAGCGCGACGGTTCACCCTGAAGAGCTGACGCAAAATTAGGTCGGCGATACTTTGACTCTCGGCGCGACTTAGTGCCACCAGCACGGCCAGCCATGTCCGTAATCGCCACAGGAGCGCCCTTAGTGACTACACGAACCACTGCAATCTGTTCAGCGCCAGCAGTGACGGAACCTTTGCGCGGCTTGCGAGTGTTTAACGAGATCTGCACTTTTTTGACATTGCCCCACCCGGTGCGACCGTTGTGATTCATCCCGCTCAACGGTGGCGTCGTTGGGACTCGACTGTTGATCAGATCCACCAGGGGCTGAGCTGCAATTTTTGTGTCTTTAAGCAGAGTGCGACGAATAGCAGGGTTGATTTTCTGCATCTTCTTCAATGCGTCTTGCAGACCATAAGTATCAAGTCTCAGATCTGCTGGCATCAGGTTTTCTTTCTCTGCTCGTTGATGATCTGCACACAAGTTGCTAGATCGTCTGTCTCGAATGTTATTTGTGGAGGCCAGAATCCTGTCTCAACTAGCAGAGCTGCTAGCTGACGTCGGTGGCCTCCTGCGTAGGGACTGCGGATTCAGTCTCCACAACTTCTAGATCTTCTAACTTTTTGACGAACTCATCAAATGAGACTGGGACCGGGTGACCTTGCTGTTTGCTGGCCTCGTAAGCCATGAACGCTAGATCTTCCATCCCGATCCCATTGCTCAGATCTGATGCTCGTCGTTTGAATTTACGCTCCCACGAAATGATCACAAACAGGTTCGTAATTACTCGGTAAGTCTCACCATCGGTGAGTCGGACGCTAAGTGTTAATTTCATGGTTCTCCTAGTCGGGATTGGATCAGTTTACGGATTACGGTGTCGTGATGTCGCGTGCGTAAGTGCCACCCTTGAACACGGCCTCAACGACTGACAGTTCACCGACGGTTGCGTTAATCGGGGTGACGGTCTCAAGGTAGCAACCAGTGAGGGTGTACTCAGGATTCGAAGCGGACTCAGTTGTTCCAGACGGGCTGACAACGATCGTTGAAGCGACACCGAACAAAGTGTTCAAATAGGTTTCCACTTCGGTAGTTCCGTAACCCTGAAACAAGGTCAAGGTCAATTCATTGCTGAACAACCCAGCCGTGTAGGTGCGGGATGTCTGGCCAAAGCTTGTGTTTTCAAGCGCCTCTGCCGTAAGAGTCAATACCGCTGCAGAACAGTTGCTCGTAAGCGCGATTGCTGACGGGCTGGTGACATTGACGGTTGGGTTTGATAGGTAAGTTGTGGGCATTGTTTTGTCCTTTATCTGCGGCTTGAGCCGATTCTAATTGTGAGGTCGTAAGCGGGTAGATCTTGCGATCCGATCTGAGCAAGCGAAGGCCGTCCAGATACAACTGCGAGAGAAGAGTTCATGAGCGTGTCAACGACTCCGAGTATGTAGTCCGTAGTGTCGCTGTTGCCGGGTGGCGCGCCCAACACTCGGAGATCAATCGTGACGTCCGCTGTTTGGTTATTGAACGCAGTGAAAACAGGAAGCTCAATGAATACAGT